TGATTGTACTATTTAAATCAGTGATAGCATCCATAGTAGCTTGTGTATCTTGCTCTTGTTGCAAGTACAGCCCTGTTGCAGGGTTAAACATAGACGTATCCGCAAAGGCAACATCGTTACCCTGTAGGTTATCCATTAACATATTTTGGTCGTTTATGTCAACGATACCATCTCCGGTAACGTCGTACTGCGCGGTTAACTCAGCACTAACGTTTTCTTGTGCTATTAGGTCTATAACAAAGTCTACATCAGTTTCGGTAACTTCACGTGCAGGTTTACCAATAAGGTCTGCCACAGTGTCTACATCAACACCTAAAGCAGCTAAGTTACCTTCAAGGTTAGATATATCATCACCAAGTCCAGCTACATCTCCAGTAAGTCCAGCTACGTCACTAGCTACAGCATTAATATCATTACTAAGTTCGTTTTTTGTAACGCCAATTTCTGTTAGTAGTTGCTCTTCTGTAATGTCTAAGTCGCTACCAATCCTATCAATAGCATCTTGTAAAGCTTCGTCACGTGTAGCGCCATTAGCTTCAGCATCATCTACAAGTTTGTATATTCCTGTAGCGTCCTTAGCTTCGTTAATGTCTGTTGTATTGGGATCATCTTCTGTTGCGGGTGAACCCAAAACACTTTTTATACTATTAAAAGTAGCAGTAGGTATGTATTCTTTTACAGCCGCTAATTGATCTTCTTCAGTGTATTGTCCAACAAAACGATCTACGTCTTCTTGTGTTACGTCTACAAGTCCAAGCTCTTCATAGGCCGCACGAACCTCTGCGGAGTCAGTGTACAACGGGTCTGTGTAATCTCTTATAACACTTTCTTGCGTTGTTTCGTAAGAGTCATCGTTTACCTGCCCAATAAACTGTTGAACTTCTTCATCTGTTGCGTTGTACCCTATATCTTCTAAGAAACTTCTAACTTCTGTTTCGGTCATTTGTCTTGGGTTTACATAAGCGCCTATAGCACTTTCTTGAACAGTTTCAGATTTAGAAGCTACAAAGTCTGCTATCTCTTGTGCATCTGCAGTATACCCTGTGCTTTCAAAAAAAGCCGCCGCTTCTTCTTGTGTAGTTGCTAAAGGGTCATATTCTGCACGGGCTTCTGCTAACGTAGAAGCTTCGTCTTTCTGTCCTATGTACGTGTCAGCCATAGCTTCCGCAAAAGTAAGCCCTTCTTCTTCCGCTACCGCACGGACTTCATCTATATTCACAAAACGTGGGTCTACATACTCACCTATGGCGGTTTGTTGTGCGCTTTCTTCCGCTTGCGCCACGAATTGAGCTACTTCCTCATCTGTTGGAGTGTACCCAGTATCTACAAAAAACTGTCTAGCTTCCCCTTCAGTTACTTGTCGTGGGTCTACATACTCACCTGTGTCTGTCTCTGTAGTAGTTTGAAAATCTTCGTTGCCTTGACCCACCCTAGCAGCAACTTCAGCATCTGTTGGAGTGTATCCTTGGTCAGCAAAAAACTGCCTAGCTTCTGTTTCTGTTGTTTGTCTGGGGTCTACGTAAGGAGATACGTTTGTTTCTGTGTCAGTTTCAAAGGTTACATCACCCTGCCCTACCATAGCGGCTACTTCTTCGTCGGTTGGGTTATACCCTTGATCATCAAAGAACTGTCTAACTTCAGCATCTGTTGTTTGTCTGGGGTCTACGTACTCGCCAATTATTGTTTGTTGTTCTGTTTCTGGAATTGCGCCTGTATATTGTTGCAATTCGGCTTCAGTAGGTGTGTAACCAAAATCGATAAAAAATTGTTCTGCTTCTTCACGAGAAGTATTGTTGCGGTCTATTTCATCCCGTACAGCGTCTTCATCTCTACCAGTATTGTTTCTAGCCTGTTCATCAGTTAATGTAACACCTTCAGCTAAGGCTATGGCTTTGGCTTCTTCGTAGGTAGTGTATAACGGGTCTACATACCCTGCTACTTCTGTAGCTAAATTAGAATCAGCTCTAACTCCAGAAAACTGTTCATAAATACTTTCAGCTACATCACCTGTAAAATTAAACTCTGGCTCTGCGGCAGTTACAGCGGCCTCTACTTCTGCACGTGTGACGACTTCGTTGTTAAACATATCGTTAACAATTTCTTCTACCGCAATTTTGCTATCTAGCCCGAGTATAGCTAGCCGTTCTTGAACTTCTATAGCATTATTTGCACCCTCAAATGCTCCATATTCTGTGAGAGTGTCTATTACAGTAGCACGTTGTTTATAGGCTTCCAACGCCACGGCTGTCGCTATAGCACGCGACTCATCAGTTTCATCGAACGTAGTGTAGGAACGCACAATGTTTACGGCTTTAGACACTGCTTCAAAGGTAGCGGTGCTTTGCGCCCCTGTAGTAAACCCTTGTAGGAAAGCTGAAGCGCCAGTAGTAGTTACATTGTCTGCAAGGTTTGCTTCTATAACAGCTTCGTTTACAAGTCCTTGTTCACCGGCTTCAGTAATACCTTCAGAAAGACCACCAGTACCTGTTTTTATAATAGGTTTAAGGTACGTAGGGACTGTAGCTAACGTGCTAGCCCCTCCACTGGCTCCGGCTACTTTTGCTAAAATTAAATCGCCAAAACCACCGACAAGCCCTGCTTGTGCAGAATAAACTTGGCTTTTATCTTTAAGCTTTTCTAATGCAGCTTCTTCGTCGCCGCCGTACACTCGTACTAAATTAGCAAACTCTGGAGTTTCTTGGAGCTGACCGAAATCAAACGCATTATCTAACATACCCTCAATTTCTTGTTGGTTTGCCTCAAACGATTCTGCACTACTAGAACTCATTACTAGGCTAGTCGCGAACTTAGGATTTTTTGTAAGCGCAAGTAAAGCTAAATCTACGGCAAAATCAGGTAATTCTTGCACTCCAGACATAAGCGTAGCTACAGGATCAGACCCATACGGACGACCTAAACGGTCTTTTGCTTTACCTGATATAAGTTGTTCCCATGTAGTATCTGGTGCAGGTAAAGCGTTATACTGTCTAACTTGCATCTCTGGAGATATTTTTTCGCTTGTTGCATCACTTGCCGCTAAAAGCGTGTTCATCATAGGGTCGGTAAAAGTATCTCGTGCAAATGTTATATCTGCACCGTCTTCTGCGTAAGCTTTGTCTACAGCAGTAGCATAGTTTTCCATGCTTTTAGCCATTGCTTGATTTTTTTCTTCGCTAGTTAGGTTGGGGTCGTAATAGATAGCGTACTGTTGATAAGCAATGTCGTTAGCTTCTGATAAGTTTACACCAAAAGAATCTACTATACTTTCAGTCAACTCATCTACAAAACGACCAAACCCTCCAACAGTGTAACCTGCCATCTCTTGTGTACCTTGCACAAGATTGTACCAAGCGTCTTTAGCTCCAGTTTTTAATTTGTATTTTTTTATATCTTTTTCTGTTAACCCGTAATTAGCAGGGTCTCCACCACGACCAACGTAAGGGATAGTAGGGTCTCTATCACCTTTAAACCTAGCTGCCGGAGGTAATTCCGTTACTGTTATAGCTCCTTCTTTATACCTATTGTTGTATTCTGTGACTGCACTCGTGGCTATAACATTGTCTACTTCTTTTTGGTTTGCCAAATAGTGCGCGTATATATCATCACCAACTTCAAGGTTGTTTAGTTCTCTATAGGAAACTTCGTCAATTCCCGGGCGTAGTGCTAAAGCTGCGGCTTTGGTTACACCGGCATACACAGGTTTCATATCTGCGTTTAGAGTATCAATGTCTTGCATTAAATACTGAGACTGGTCTGCATACTCAGTTTCTAAGTCTGCAATCTGTGGACTCCACTTATTGTACTCTTTTTGGTACGCGTCCATTTGTGGTTTATAGGTGTCATTGTAATCTTTGTTTAATGTATTAACGTACTCATTATATGTTGCAGAAGCTGCGTTTGCGGCGTTAGCTGTAGTATCTGAAGGGTTGGCGTTGTGAGCGTCTACTGCATTATTGTATACGGTTTTAAGCCGTTCTTGTTCTTGAATCTTGCCGTTAAGTTCTTCTCGTACCCCATTAAACCCTTCGGCAGCGTTTGCCGCACCAGACATAGCTTCGTTCAAAACAGTGGCGGCCTTTTGCGTTTTCTCAGATGCACCTGTCACGCTATCTATAGCTTTATTAACAGGCTTATCAGCCATAGCTTTTAGTTCTTCCATACCGTATTCGTTAAATTTGTTGAAAAACGCTTCACCAGACATTTCTGGGTTTCCAGCTAAAGCAGTTGTAGCTGCACTCGTTAACGCAGAGGTTATTTGCATAGCTTGAGTTGCATCTAGTAACGTGTTTTCAGCTAAAAAGTTAGTCATAGTATCTGCTACGCCAGTATATTTAGCGACTATACTACTTATACTATTTGCAGATATATTACCTCCCGCTAATTCAGCAGATAATGATGTGGTTATGCTATCTTTAACGCCATCTTGTAGATTTTCCCACCCAGACACAATAGGGTTGCCACTAGCATCTAAGTTACCTTCTATTGTATTGCTTAGTTTTGTATCTATCTCACCTAAGAATGCACCTACACCGGCATTAACACCTCCAGTAACAAAGGCTTTTAATGGGTCTTGTCCATACACCAGAGCAGTGGCAGCAGATTTAGTACCACCAGATATAGCTGCAGATACTGTTGAATTAAATCCTGCGTTAGCTATTGAAGGGTCAACAAACTTAGATACTGTACCACCTACTTTAGCACCTGCGTAAGATATTGCAGCGGCTTTAACTATGTCTCCAAGGTCTCCGCCTTTTGCTGCTACTGCAGCTCCGTCTATTAAGGGTATCATCCATACTTGGCCGGTAGCATACGCCGCCATTTTAGCTAACGTTTCCAAAGGATTATCGCTAGCGTATTTAATTATATCCTGACCCATATCCACAATAGGATCAACAATTTCATCTACAACCCAATCGGCAGCATCTTCTATTACGTCAACAACATCATCAACAACGTCTTCAACTATATCTACAGCTTTCTTTACAACTTTTTTGACTGGCCTAATAACAAAACTCATATTACTTACCTTTATCTTTAGTTGAATTTAGTTTAAAAAATATACGATACCCACTATTGTCTTCAAATTCCGCCATCATAGCTTTCATGCCTGTACCACGTATACGCTTACCTACAGCTTTCGCTACAGGCAAAAGTTCTTGACCATCAAAGTCCACAGAGTAATGTGTTACACCTTTGTTACGTAAGACGGATAAATACTTTACATAGTTGTTTACAAAATTCTGAGCTGTATCAACATTGAATGAACGCCCTACCATCTTGTTTTTGTTTTCGCCCTTACCTCTATGAGCAATAAACACAGTGTTACCCACTTGTGTAGCGTCAACATCTTTACTGTGTAACTCTTCTGCTACAGATGCAATCGCTGCAGGTATAGGCACACCGCCAAGATCAAGTTGTTCTGCGGCCATAGCTATTATTGCTGGCCCAGATAGCGGTTCTTGTTTACTATCGACTACGCTTTCCATTATGTGACCTCTAATATACTTGCTGTTACGTGTAGCCTGTTAGCTGTAGCCGCAGTGACTTTTAATATTTCACCTGTTTGTACAACTAAAGGAGCTGTTAACAACTCTACAGTAGCGTTAGCTCCTATTGATTTTGTTTTAAATAGGCTGTGTACCGCTGCACCTGCTGTCAAAGTAACAGTTATAGTATCTGCGTTTCCACTATCTTCTGACACTAATATAGACTTTACTATTCCAGTTGTTAAAGCTGCACAGGTATACAAAGTTGTTATGTTTGTAGTTGTAAGGTCAACCTTTGCATTTGTGTATATATTTGCCATTAGCTTATAAACCACCCCATAGCTTCAGACTGTCGTGCAAGAGACTTATCTCGTAAAGCGTTATCTATTTGGTTAAAATATAGCCGAAGCACTTTATTAAACTCTTCAAATTGAAACGCGTTATACTCTTCTGGAGGATATGGCAGGGCAGGAGCGCGAAACTCTATAGTATGTTTATTAGTAGCCATTAGCGTCTCCCATCAGGGCGCATGTCAAGGCGCGGCGCACCTAGTTGCCATTGAACTCCAAGTGTAGAAGATTCAATTTTCATAGACATTTGCCTACCACGCACACGTGTGTATATCTCACTAGTATACACATCTACTGGAACGCTAGCACTACGTATTACTGCACCGGTGTTTACTCCGCTTTCAGACACTGGGCTATTGTATCCAGACCCCGAAGAGTTTAATGGTAATAACGTCATGTTTATCGTAGGTGTGCTTCCTGTAGAACCTTCAAAAGATACATCTGGTATCATTTTAGACACAAGTGCAAACTGATGACCATCTTCAAGATCAAATTCCGCAGACGTTATAAACGAAGCAATAGCAACAGGTGTGTCTGTCTCGTTATCGTCAATACCGTCTTCATGGTTAAGTAGTACAGAGTTGTATGTTGTAGCTAATGGGAACGAACGTAATCCCGAATCTAACCAAGCAGTACGTGCCATGTCTCCATAATACCAAATATTTTCTAAGTAGTTATACACTACATATTTATCTATATCTGTAGCATCAGAGGAACAATAGAACCACCAAACTTCGTGAAACGCTTCGTTACTACCACTAAATACTTGCGCATACTGTTCTGTGTTAAAGTCAGTAAACACGTGTTTACGTAAATCACATGGCAATGGTTGCGTGCGCCCATCGTATTTGTAAAACTTATCTTTACCCATCCAATAAGCAACACCGTTAGCGTATGCTACAGAGTTTTGTGAAGTTATAGATATTTGCTCCCCAACTAAGGTAGCTCCCCATACTCCAGATTCTGCACCTACATACTGCAAAGAATACAAAGAAGAATCAGTCCACACCAAGACTTCTTGGCGAGCTTGAGACGCAGCAATAATCTCTGTACCACGAGAAAGTCTTAGACTACCCGCTTGCGTCGTAGCAGTAGGCGTCCAGTTCGTAGCGTCTTCTTGATCAGACCACCTAATTAACATAGGGTCTTGCGTAGTTTCTCCAAGGTTATTAGTTCCAAAACAAAATACAAACCTATTAATATCAGACACAAGCACTAAGTTCTGTATTACAGGGACGTTCTGCCCTGTTAAAGCATCAGCTCGTGTATTTATAGCATCAGAACCTTCCCAATAATATATTGGCCCACCACGGAAACCAAAGATTAAGTCTTCACCAAAGTTCTGTTGTGTCCAAACACGTAATTTTTCTGTGTCTGGTATACCTTGTCCCCAAGCACCAGCACCCCAAGCGGAAGCACCCCAACCTACAAGAGGAACAGCCGAAGCTGCACCGGTGTTTATTTGGTATGTGCCTACAGTAGAACCGCCGCCATTAGCCGTATCAGAAGTTGTACAAGCTATTTCAGTTATTGGAGCGTTCGTTATAGTTTCATTACTAAAAGCCCTAGATGTAATCGTGTATACGTTAGCACTTTCTACGTTTAAGACTTGGTATTCTTGGTTCAATGCTCCAGCAATAATATTACCCCCAAGGGAGCTTGCGCCACTAAAAGTTACAAAATCGTTTTGTATAGCTCCGTGACCAACATCATTAACTTTTAAAGTGAAACACGTTACTCCTACACCACTATTATGCGTAGCTGCTGTTGTGCTAGTCGATACTCCTGCTAAGAGATAACTTGCGCCCCTAGTACACCCAACTAGTGTATCCCCAGTAATAGCTGTATACTCAATAACTTCCGTACCAACTAGTATTCGCCCTGAACTAGGAAAGCCTGACGCACTGGCAAGAGTTAAAGTAGTAGCAGTTGTAGATGTTACAGCTCCGTTTAGTGTAGACGTTGAAGTGCTAAAAGTAACATCTCCTGCACTAGTCGCCGAACGTATAGGAGTTATATCATTAAACCCACCACCACTCTCTAAATAAAACTTTAAGTGCGTACCTACACCTATTATGTTTTCGCTAGACAATGTTATCCAGTTCCACAGTGATCTAGCAACTCCTAAATACGTAGTATTAGAAACACGTGTCCACCCACCTATTTTCTCAGGAGTACCTTGTCTAAACCGAATATTGTTGCACTCATACCAACCACCTTCGCTAGCATATCTAGTGTTTTCGCGGTTAACACCCGGTTTTAACAAGAGCTTCTTCAGGGTCATTTTATACCATCTCCAACGCTTGGTGTAGAGTTTCTTTGTTGCGGCGCGTCCAGCCTCGTCCAAAGGTTTCAAAGGTCTTTAACCCCTTATAGAAGTCTTGGCGCACGCCGTAAACATAATTTATTACAAACTCAGGGTCTTTTTCCATAATAAGCCCTATTGTAGCTGGCCCTATTGAGCCATCTTGAGTAGCTCCAACTGCACGTTGGATAGCTTTGGACGGTCTACTTTTTCCGGAATTTACACACCAATCAAAAGCGCACCAATCAATACCGGAAGGAAGTGAATCTCCTTTAATTCTATCCCAGTAGTTCTTTTTGTATATTGGCCCGACATCTTCTGGCGTTAAGTCACGCATTTCTTGTTCTGTAGACTCACGACCAATCCATTCGTCGTACACTTTTTTGGTAACTCCCAAATTTGTGATACCTCCGGGATCATCGGGATGATTTACGAATCCTCCTTCGTGAGAAAGTAGCATTTTCAAACACTTATCAAAGTTCTCTTTCATTTCTTACCCCCGAAATACTTGCTTACGCCACGCATACCTATACTCGCAGAGACTATACCTCCAAGAGAATACTGATACCATCCGGGCATATCAGACAATGCCGCAAAACCAGCCTGTACTATTTGATTACCCCAATCCCCACAGAACGTC